TGCATCAACCAAACTAGTTGCTTATTTTACACATCTATGTTATACTACATAGATGATCAAATTACTCTTCCCCTTACCAAAAAAACTTGTTATCGCATTCAGCGGTGGTGTGGATAGTGTAGCCATTGCTGATTTTCTACGCCGTAAGCATGATATCACATTAGCATTTTTTCATCATGGTACAAGGACGAGTGATATGGCACACAGTTTTGTTCAAGACTTTGCTGGTGCTAGAGAATTACCATTAGTAGTAGGTCATCTAACTAAACCATATCCTGAAGGTGTAAGTAGTCAAGAGTTTTGGCGTGATGAGCGTTATAACTTTTTGGATAAGTTTATTGACCCAGTTGTTACGGCACATCATTTGGATGATTGTGTTGAAACATATGTTTGGTCATGTATGCATGGCAATCCAAAAGTTATTCCAGCACAACGAAACAATGTAGTACGACCATTTCTTACTACAACTAAGGCAGATTTGATTGATTGGGCAGAACGACATGATTGTGGTTGGATCAATGATGAATCAAACAACGATATCAAATACATGCGTAATTATATCAGACACGAACTATTACCACACGCATTACATGTTAATCCAGGTTTACCAAAACTAGTAAAGAAATTAGTATTGGATAAACAAAAACTTGCAACACAATAAACAAATAGTATATAATACTACTCTTTAACAAAGGAACCGATATGGACACAAGAACTTTTTCCACAGAACAAAAAATGAAGCTTACCCAACTTATTAACGAGGGTATGCAAGTTATGATGGAAGTTGAAACTCTTAATGGTGGATTAAGTGATACCATCAAAGCAGTAGCAGAAGAACTAGAAGTAAAACCCTCAGTACTAAAAAAAGCCATACGTGTAGCACACAAGATGGAATTCAGTAAAACTCAACAAGAACAAGAACTATTAGAAACTATTCTTACAACGGTAGGCAAAACTCTTTGATCAACATAGTAGCTGATACATTATCATGGATAAGAGATGATTGGTCATCTAACCGTATACGTTTTATTGTTGAGCTTCTTGCTTGGGCAATTTCAATTGGATGCGCCTTCGCAATGGCGATCACAGTACCCAATCCTCCACTCCTTATCTTATATCCTTTGTGGATCACTGGCTGTGCTATGTATGCTTGGGCTGCTTGGACTCGCAAATCCTTTGGCATGTTGGCTAACTACATATTGCTCACAACCATTGATACGATTGGGTTGGTGAGAATACTATGAGTTATGTTGACGCATTACATGACCGAGATGGTGATAAAATATTTGTCGTAGAAAGAACGGCAGATGGTAAACGTGCATATCGTGAACATCCTGCTAACTATGTGTTCTACTATAGTGATCCTAAAGGCAAATATCGCAGTATCTATGGTGATCCTGTAAGCAGATTCAGCACACGCAAGCGTGGTGAATTTGAAAAAGAAAAACGAATTCATTCAGGTAAGAAATTATTCGAGAGTGATGTCAATACTGTTTTTCGTTGCCTTAGTGACAATTACTTAGGTGCTGAGCCTCCTAAACTTCACACATGTTTCTTTGATATTGAGGTTGACTTTGATCCTGAAAAGGGTTTTAGTCCTACTACTGATCCATTCAATGCAGTTACAGCAATATCAATGTATCTTGATTGGCTAAATCAATTAGTTACATTGTGTATAGCACCAAAGCATATGAGTGCCGAAACTGCAACAGAAATAACAAATGAGTTTGAAAATTGTTTATTGTTCACATCCGAACTAGAGATGTTTCAAACTTTCTTTCAACTCATTGAAGATGCAGATGTACTCAGTGGTTGGAACTCAGAAGGCTATGATATACCCTACATGGTAAATCGTGTTACTAGAGTAATGAGTAAAGATGATACTCGCAAATTCTGTTTGCTTGGTCAACTTCCTAAAGCACGAACATATGAACGCTATGGTAAAGAAGAACAAACATACGATTTAATTGGTCGTATACATATGGACTATTTGCAATTGTATAAGAAGTACAATTATGAAAGTCGCCATAGTTACAAACTAGATTTCATTGGCGAGATGGAAGTCGGTGAAACGAAAACACAATATGAAGGCACACTTGATCAATTGTACAACAAAGACTTTAAAAAGTTTTTAGAGTATAATCGTCAGGATACAATGCTATTAGTAAAGATTCATAACAAATTAAAATTTTTAGATTTGGCTAATGCACTTGCACATGAAAACACAGTACTGTTGCCAACAGTTATGGGTTCAGTTGCAATGATTGAGCAAGCAATTTTTAATGAAGCGCATGAAAGAGGTGTTGTAGTACCTGATAAATCAAGAAAGGAAAATAGTGATGAACAACAAGCGGCAGGTGCCTATGTTGCTACGCCGAAACGTGGAATGCACGAATACGTCGGAGCAGTTGATATCAACTCGCTCTATCCCTCGGTTATTCGGGCCCTTAACATGGCCCCAGAAACAATCGTTGGACAAGTTAGACAAACACTTACCAACCAATACATGCGAGACAAAGGATTAAAACTCGCAAGTGAAAAGAAAAGACGCAAAGACGATGATGAAGCAGTAACAGGTGCAATTCTATGGGAGAATTTATTTGGCTCATTAGAATATACTGCCATTATGAATCAAGAGCGTGGCACTATGTTAACCATTGATTATGAAGATGGTCGTAGTGCTGAAATGAGTGCAGCAGAAATATGGAAATTTATTTTTGATAGTCACAAACCGTATATGCTTAGTGCTAATGGCACTATATTCACATACGAGCAAGAAGGCGTGATCCCAGGTCTACTCTCACGCTGGTATAGTGATCGTAAAGAAATGCAGAAGAAACTAAAAGAATCAACAACCGATTATGACAAAGAGTATTGGGATAAGCGTCAGTTAGTCCGAAAGATTCTACTCAACTCTGCATATGGCGCACTACTTAATGAACACTGTCGTTTCTATGACAAACGAATAGGTCAAAGTGTTACACTAAGTGGTCGCCAGATCACTAAACATATGATGAGTAAATTAAATGAATTAATCGCAGGAGAATACAATCACGAAGGTCAAGCGATTGTATATGGTGATACTGACTCATGTTATTTTAGTGCTTATCCTATATTGAAAAATGAAATTGATAATGGTGAAATCAATTGGGATAAAGATATGTGCATCACTCTGTATGACAATTTAGCTGAACAGGTTAACGATAGCTTCCCGTCATTTATGGAAAGTGCATTTCACTCGCCAAGAAAGAATGGTAGTGTAATTAAAGCTGGTCGTGAATTGATTGGTGAGCGTAGTATCTTTATTACTAAAAAGCGTTATGCTATTAACATCTATGACAAAGAAGGTAAGCGAAAAGATGTTAATGGTAAATCAGGACAAATTAAGGCTATGGGTCTTGATTTAAAACGAGCAGATACACCTAAATACGTACAAGACTTTTTGATGGAAGTATTAGAAAGAGTTCTTGATGGTGCTGGTCGTGAAGAAGTTGTTGAGATGGTTAAAAAATTCAAGAATCAACTACGTGAACAACCTAGTTGGACTAAAGGAAGTCCTAAGGGCGTTAATAATTTAACCACATATGGTGACAAAGAAAAAGCACAGGGCAAAACAAATATGCCAGGACATGTCCGTGCAGCATTAAACTGGAATAGACTAAGACAAGCAAATGGTGATAACTATAGCCAAAAAATTGTAGATGGCATGAAGATTGTAGTATGTAAACTACGAGCTAATCCATTAGGCTACACAAGTATTGCTTATCCTACAGATGAATTGCGTTTACCAAAATGGTTCTGTGAGTTACCATTTGATGATTCAGCAATGGAACAAACATTAGTAGACGAAAAGATAGACAACTTATTAGATGTACTAGGTTGGGATATTCGTAGCAGCACAGACGTTAAATCAACATTTGAATCATTGTTCACATTCGGTTAAATTGGTTTTGCTTTTTGCAATAACTTCCACTATAATACACGTTGTACATACCTAAATATATTAAAGGAGAAAATTTTGAAAGACTATTTACTTGACTTAATCGACCATACCCTAACAGTGGGTAATATGGACGTAATTAAAATTACAGGATCACAAACTGAAACAAAAATTAACGCAGTTATTGAAAACAATACTGTTGTATTAGAAGGCACATTCAATCAACCTATAACAGAGTTTGAAGGTGTGTTTGGTATGCCTAATCTAGGTAAACTTAAGACTATTCTAGGATTTGATGATTATGATGAAAAGGCTAGAATTTTCGTTAATCGTCAAAACAGAAATGGTGCATCTGTTCCCGAGAGCATTCAATTTGAAACTAATAATAGTGACTTTATTAATGTATATCGTTTAATGAGCGAAAGCATTGTCACAGATAAAGTTAGACCATTGAACTTTAAGGGCGCAACTTGGCATATCACATTTCAACCTAGTGTAGCTAATATTCTAAGACTAAAAAAGCAAGCACAGGCTAATAGTGAGCAAGAACATTTCACTACAAAAGTTGACAGCGGTAATCTTAAAATTCACTTCGGTGATGTAGCTACTCATAGCGGCAATTTTATCTTTGAAAATAATGTCACTGGTAATCTAACACATGCATGGCAATGGCCAGTACAACAAATGGTAAGCATTTTATCATTGTCTGGTGACAAAACTATGAAGTTCAGTGATCAAGGTGTTGCTGAAATCACAGTAGATAGTGGTTTAGGAACTTATCGTTATCTTATTCCTGCATCTTCAAAATGATAAAATCAATCTATCCAGGCAGTGTTGATATAACCGTTAGCGGCGGTTCGTCTGTAACGCCTTATATCAACCCAACTTATTCTGGTTCAGGCATGATAAAATATGATCCAGCATCACATAGCTTTCAAGTTAATGATGGTCATAGTTGGGTTACTATACCTAATAATGATGTAACTATTGACTTAAGTTATGAATCTAAAAAAGCACTAGATTGGGCTAGAAGAAAATACCGTGAGGAACAAGAGTTAGAAGAACTTGCTAAAACTAATCCAGCTATCAATGATTTAGTAAATCAAATTAAAGAAAAGCAAGATCAACTTAAAATGGTTAAAGCACTAATAAAAAAGAATGATGAATCAGTAGAAATGCAAGCACCCTAATGGAAAAAGATAATCTAACACAAAAGCATAATAGTGACTGGGCATTGTTCTTACCCGCACTCAGTACATTTTATATTACTGGGTTAGGTAAACAACGCAAAGGTGAAAATTATTTTCCAAGTGAGCGTATACCACAAGGCATTCCCGATCTTGAAGCATTAAATTTCCTCAACAGTCAACAAGCACTATTCCCATACAAGTGGGCATTATACAGTGCAGGTCACGCTGAACTAGATCCTAATAAGCAAGGCAATAGTGAAAGCATTGTATACGAACGTGAGCAAGGTACTTTTTTATTAGGTGATAGTGGTGGATTTCAAATTCTAAAAGGTCAATGGCCTGCCGATTGGAAAGATCCTAATTGTCCAAAAGCAATGAAAAAGCGTCAACAAGTATTGCAATGGATGGATACATACATGGACTATGGTATGGTTCTTGATATCCCATCACAGTCATTGACAACTTATCATTTAAAAGATAAGAACGGTAATAGTGTTCATGGTATCAAAACAATTGAAGATGCAGTTAAAGCCACACACATCAATAACAAATATTTTATTGAAAATAGAACGGGTAAATGCAAATTCTTAAACGTGTTGCAAGGTCGTAATCATACACAAAGCGATGAATGGTATCAAGAGATGAAGGATTACTGTGATCCTAAAAAATATCCTGATACACATTTCAATGGTTGGGCATTTGGAGGTCAGACAAAAATTGATATCAGTCTTTTTCTTAAGCGTTTGGTACATATTATCCATGATGATTTACTCCAGCCTGGAGTTCACGATTGGATTCAT